ACAGAGCAACAGAATATGCAAAAGGAAGTATGACTGGAAATTTATGGGGTTAATAGTACCCATATTAGAAGGAAAAAGGTATGAACCATTTAGATGACATTCAATTACCCTACACAGTAGACGAATTAATTAATCTTTTAGATAAAGTTTTTCCAGAAAAAGCGCCTGATTTAAAAGACAATGAAAAAACTGTCTGGCACAAAGCAGGACAACGAAGTGTAGTCAATTGGTTAATTGAATTGAAAAAAAGAAATGAAAATAATTTATTAGGGAGTAAATAATATGTGTATATCATCGACAAAGTCTGCGCCAGTTATAACTAGACCAGACCCAAATATAAAATATGTCGATGGGAATGTATTTGACCCTAAAGATTCTTCACCAGAAATAGATAAAACACCAGTGAAGAAAGAAACAACAAAGAAAAGCAGTGTATCGCAAAGTTCAGACATAACGACAAGTCAATCATCTGATTTAACGATACCTTCATATTAACAAGGAGAAATAACTATGTGTATGAGTAGTCCATCGCAACCACCTGTACAAGAAACAGTTACGCCAGTAAGACAGGCTGTACAATCAGGTGATGAATTAGCACCTTCTATTGAATTAGCTTCTGAAGATTCTATGGAAATAGCAAAAAAGAAGAAATCAAAAAAAGGTACAGTAGCTATGCAAACTGACTTAAATATTCCAGGTTCTAGTGGAACAATAATATAAGGAATTCCAAATGGCAGAAAATTTAATTAACTCGGCAGAAAGTCGATATAATGCTCTGTCAGAAAAACGAGAACACTTTTTAGAACGTGGACGTGAGTGTAGTGAATTGACGATACCAACTTTAATTCCAGAAAATTCATTTACACCTACACAAGATTTCTATAGCCCCTTCCAATCAGTTGGAAGCAGAGGTGTTAATAACTTAGCTAGTAAACTCTTACTATTATTACTTCCCCCTAACCAACCATTTTTTAGATTAGCTATTCAAGGTAAAGCTAAAGAACAAGTTGAAGAACAACCACAACTTAAAACTGCGATTGAAAAATCTTTAGCAAAAATTGAAAGAGAAGTTATGGGTAAAATAGAGTCTCTTGCAATTAGAGTTCCAATCTTTGAAGCTATAAAACATTTAATTGTTGGTGGCAATGTACTTTGTCATTTGCCGAAAAAAGGTTCAATGAGAGTTTTTCCATTAAATCAATATGTATGTAAAAGGGATGGTGACGGAAATTTATTAGAAATAGTTGTAAAAGAAAATGTATCGGTTCTAAGTTTAGAACCAGAAGTTAGAGAAATAGTGTTACAACAAATGAGTAAAGAAGACGCTAAGTCTGAAACTTCATGCGATTTGTATACACACATTTACAAACTAGATAATAAAAAGTTTTATGTTTGCCAAGAAGTAAAAGGAATTAAAATTCCTACATCAATTGGTGAATATGCTGAAGACCAATTACCATGGATTTGTTTAAGAATGGTACGTGTAGATTCTGAGGACTATGGAAGAAGTTACGTAGAGGAATTTATTGGTGACTTGAAGAGCCTTGAAGGATTATCACAATCACTTGTCGAAAGTGCTGCGGCTTCTTCTAAAATGGTATTTATGGTCAAACCAAATTCAACAACAAAGAAAAGAGATTTAGCAGTAGCACGTAACGGTGACATTATATCTGGAAATCAAGATGATGTTAGCGTGTTACAAGCACAGAAATTTTATGATTTACAAACAGTAGAAAAAGCAATTGGTAGACTTGAAGAAAGACTAGCATATGCATTCTTACTTAATACAGCAATTCAACGTCAAGCAGAAAGAGTTACTGCTCAAGAAATTAGATACATGGCTAATGAACTTGAAACAGCTATGGGTGGAATTTATTCTTTATTATCACAAGAATTACAATTGCCTTTAGTCTCTTTGTTAATGACAAGAATGGGAAGTAAAAATGAAATACCAAAACTTCCAAAAGGTTCTGTAAGACCAACTATTATTACTGGTGTTGAAGCACTAGGTAGAGGTAATGACTTACAGAAACTAAGAGAGTTTGTATCTGAAATAGGACAGTTAGCACAAATGAACCCACAAGCAGTACAGATGTTAAACATCGGTGATTTAATTGAAAGACTTGCTACAGGTCATGGAATAGAAACAGAAAATCTAATCAAGTCCCCAGAACAGTTACAAGCAGAACAAGAACAACAAATGCAAATGCAACAACAACAAATGATGATGGAGACAGCACAAAATGTTGCTCCTAAAGTTGCAGACAATGTTACAAAACCAAGAGGATAATTAAATGGTAGAACAAGTAGAAATAAAACCTACAGAAGAAACAGCAGATAAACCAATAGAAGAGTCTAAAGTAAATAGACCAGAATGGTTACCTGAAAAATTTAAATCACCAGAAGATATGGCTAAAGCTTACGGTGAATTAGAAACTAAATTAGGACAATCAGAGCCTAAACAAGAAGAAGTAAAAGAAACAGAAACTAAAAAAGAAGATGACTTGTCAATCGACAAAGCTGAAAAAGCAGTTGAAAATGCAGGTCTAAGTATGGAAACTCTACAACAAGAATATAATGAGAGTGGACAACTTAATGATAAATCTTATGAAGCTTTAGAAAAAGCAGGCATACCTAAAGATTATGTGGATGCTTTTATTAAAGGACAAGAAGCTATAGCTACACAAACTGCTAATACTTTAAAACAAGAAGTTGGTGGTGACGAAGCATATAAAAACATGATGACATGGGCTTCTGAAAATTTAAGTGAAGCTGAAATCAGCGCTTACAATAGAACTGTAAACGGTAAAGACATCGAAGCAACTAAATTAGCAATCGCAGGATTGAATGCTAAATATAAAAATGCTGAAGGTGTAGAACCAAGTTTAGCAAAAGGTGATAGACCAAGCACAAGTAATGCAAGTGGCTATCGTTCATGGGCTGAAGTAACAGCAGCAATGTCTGACCCAAGATATTCAAAAGACGAAGCTTATCAAGCTGATGTTCAAGCTAAAATAAAGAATAGTAGGTTGTAATGGCAAAACGTGGACTATACGCAAACATTCATGCTAAACGACAAAGAATCAAAAGTGGCAGTGGTGAAAAAATGAGAAAGCCTGGAAGTAAAGGCGCACCAACAGCAGCAAATTTTAAACGAGCTGCAAAGACTGCCAAATCATAGTTGTGTTACCTCTATAGGTAGCAACTTGCTAACACAAAGTTAAGTACATTAACTTGACCGTTCCGAGGAACGACAATCTTGTGAAGGATAAGACTGAGTGAAGGCTTTTAAATCAACAAAGCTATAAAGGAGAAAAATATGGCAGTAGGAAACCCAGCCGCAATAGGTCGAGTGAATACTGGTGGTGCTGAAGATGCTTTGTTTTTGAAGGTTTTTTCCGGAGAAGTTCTTACTTCATTCGAAAGAGCGTCAAAAACTGAAGGTGCAGACATGGTCAGAAGTATCGCTTCTGGTAAGTCAGCAACTTTCCCAGTAATGGGAAGAGTCGGTGCTGAGTATCACACACCTGGCGCAGAAATCGTTGGATTGAATGTTAACCACAATGAAAAGGTTATCACAATTAACGATTTACTAATATCTCATGTGTTTTTAAGTAACCTTGAGGAAGCAAAGAATCACTGGTCAGTAAGGTCAGCGTATTCAAGCGAAATTGGAAGAGCATTAGCTTTCCAAAAAGATAAACATATCTTACAAACAATCGGACAAGCAGCACAAACTACAAGTGCAAACGTTGCTGACACATCGTACCCTACAGGTACAGTGTTAACTAACACTGCAATTGCTAGTGCAACTGCTTCAACTTCTGCTAATGGATTCATTGATTCATTATTTGATGCAGCTAAAACTTTAGACAACAACTATGTACCGTCTGAAGGAAGAGTATGTTTCTTAAAACCAGAAATGTATTACAAATTAGCTAACGCAACAAACGCAATCAATGTTGACTTTAGTGGTAGAGGTTCAATTGCTGAAGGTAAAGTATCGATGATTGCAGGAATTACATTAATCCCTGTACCTCATTTCGTTGCTTCTAACATCACTACTGGTGCAGATGCAGGTTCAGCAACTCAAGGTGGTTCAACACCTCAAGCTGTTAACTTAGCAAACTACGAAGGTTTGGTATCTCACCCTAGTGCAATTGGAACTGTGAAGTTAATGGACTTGGCTACTGAGATGGAATACGACATCAGAAGACAAGGTACGCTAATGGTTGCTAAATACGCTATGGGACATGGTGTATTAAGACCGGAAGCAGCAGTAGGAATTAAAGACGCTTAATTTTTAAGTATCTTTATACTTATAAGGAGTGGGGGAAGAGGGAGACTTAATCCCCCACTTTAATTATACAAAGGATAATCATGACAACTCAAATTACACCAACAACAGAATTACAAGCGATAAACACTATGTTAAGTTTTATCGGTGAAGCACCAGTGTCAGCCATTACAGGTAACATTGGTACTGACGTTGCTGTAGCTAAAAATATTTTAGATGAAACGTCTATGAGTGTCCAATCACAAGGATGGTTTTTTAATAGAGAATTTGAAGTAACACAGAATAGAGACTCAAATAATAAAGTACCTCTAGACGCAAACTGTGTTCAAGCTGAAGCATCATCACCGTATCAATACTTTTATCAATACACAATTCGTAATGGATTTTTATATGACTTAAAAAATCATACCGATGTATTTACATACAATCCACAAATAGACAAAGTTTTAGTACAACAATTTGAACATCTTCCAGAATACGCAAGACGATACATTGTAGTTAAAGCTTCTAGAAGATTTGCAGCTCGTTACATTGGTGCAAATGAATTAGTTAAATTAGCAGGCTTAGATGAGAATGAAGCTCATGTAGCTTTTGAACAAGCAGACTCAAGAGCAATGGACGCAAACATCTTAAAAGATGAATACAACATGAACTACATTACTAATCGTGGCAATAAACGTTCATCAAGGAATTAATCTATGGCATTAATATCTCAGTCAATTCCTAACTTAATTAACGGAGTAAGCCAACAAAACTCGGTACAACGAAATGTATCACAATCAGAAAATCAAATTAATTTTCAATCAAATATTATTGATGGTTTATCTAAAAGAGCAGGAACACATTTTGTAGCAAACTTATTATCTAATCAAGCAATACCAAATAATTGTGCAGTACAATGGATTAATAGAGATGCTAACAATCAGTATGTTGCTGTGTTTTATAATCAAGGTGTTAAAGTTTTTGATTTAAATGGTGTAGAAAAAACAGTTAGTTTTCCAGATGGAACTTCTTACTTAACATCTACAAACCCTTTAGAAGATTTTAAATTTACAAACATTGCTGACTATACTTTTTTATCTAATGGACAAACTACTGTAGCAGAAAACTCAACTACTACAGCAGCCAAGGTACAAGAAACAATTGTTTATGTTAAAAGTTCACAATACGGTAGACAATACAGTGTTAAATTAAATCATTCTACATGGTCATATCCAATAGAAGTATTGTTTCAAATGCCTACTGGTAATGACGCATCAACAGATGGTAAATTTAGAGATACAGAAAAGATTGCTCATATATTATTATATGGAACAGCGTCTTCACACTGGTCAAGTACGGCAGATGGAATTGGTTTTAAAACTATAAGAGCAGACACAGGCGCAACTTTAAGTACGTCTCAAGGTTTAGCTAATTATTCTGGAATTACTGGAACATTTTCAAACACACAATATGGTAACACAATTTATCTAACTTGTTCTAGTGGTACTTTTACAGTCGAAACAACAGACGGTTTTGGTAACGAAGCTATGTATGCTGTTAAAGATGAAATAGCTGATTTTACAGATTTACCTTACTACGCAAAACCAGATATGATTATTAAAGTAACTGGTGAAGAAGGTGATACTCTTTCAGACTATTATGTAAAATTTGTAGCTAACGGTGTTTGGCGAGAAACTGTAGGACCAGGAGTAAAAATTGGTTTAGACAATAGCACAATGCCCCATGCGTTAATTAATAATAACAATGGTACATTTACTTTTGCACAACAAACTTATACTGACAGAGTTGCAGGTGATGAAACTACAAACCCTGCACCAAGTTTTGTTGGACAAACAATTACTAACTTAACTTTCTTTCAAAATAGATTTGGAATTATTTCTGGACAAAATTTGATTATGTCAGAAAACGGTGAGTATTATAATTTCTATGCTACAACTGGTACAGATGTTTTAGATACTGACCCTATTGATGTTGCAGCAAGTGGTACAACTGTAAACAAACTTTACAACTCTATAGATTTTAACGAACAGTTGTTATTG